TGAGCTGCGGAGGAGGCGGGTTCAAACGCCCCCGGGGCAGCAAATAAACACGCGAGGAGGATGCCCCCCATAAACATATACGGTTTCATCGGTAGCTCCTATTTGGCGTGGCTGCGAGCACTGGTCACGTTCTGCTGACGAGATGAAATGACGCCGATACCGATTAGGATGGCCGTCACAACGACATTCCAATCCGGGTTAGTGGTGCTGTCGGAATCAACCAGCATCATGACCGCACTAATGATTGCCGAGAGGATCGAAAGAATTCCAAATAGGGTTGTCTTCCAGTTTGCGAGATAGGGCGTAAGGTCCATGATTTCTCCCCGAGGTACAAGAGGTGCGCGATTAAATTTTTGATCTACAGCACAGCCTTCAGTTCACGCCGCCGCCTTGAACCTCGCGGCCACACGACGGACAGGACGCCTTCGTGACTCGCTCCTGGCCAGCCAACTGCTGCTTAGTACGCTCACAGTACGGGCAGTGAGTACGCATGGTCAAAGCCGACGAGTCGGACTGCGTGGAATCGTGGCCGACGCCGACCGGTTTTGTGGTAAGTGTAGATCTCATATTTACCCCATCGGCCTGCCTTCTATTGAAAAAAAATCCCTCGCCCCCGCAACACTCCTAGTGATGCGGTAGGCGAGGGGTCGCCGGGGGCACAGCGACGTTTCGGTTATTTTCTTGACCCCGAGCCAGAAACGGCAGGCACATCATCGACAAAATCTCGGCCCTTGAGTTTCTCTTCCCGAGGTCCGCTATTCATCGGATCAGACTTGCGCTTGCCAGGCAGCGCCTGAATGTTCTCAATGGAGGGCAACTGATTGCTCAGCTTCGATACCACACCTGCCACACCGGTATCCACTGCGGTACGCATGTGGAACAGCCACAGCTTGATCGCATCAGCGTCGAGCTTGAATACCTGAGTCTCAGGAAGCCGAGTACCGCAATTAGCCATTTCGCCCTTGTTGGCCTCGATAATCGGCTTGAGATTCGTTTCCCACATCAACGCTCCGCCTTCAGTGTCCGCCAGCGTCTCGATAATACGGCCCGTTTTCTCGGTCGTGTCGACCTCAATGAACTGGCCGGGAATCTCCGGCGTCTTTAATGCGATCTGCTTCTGGGCATGACTGCCTGATTTATCGCGATGCGCAGTTCGGGAAGCGGACCATCGCCCTCGCACCCGCTGCCGAATTGGTGGAAATATGAGCGTTTCGTTGTGCTCGCCGTTTACCTCAATGACGTATTTTGCCATCTGTCCGTACCCCCTATGCGTTATGAAAACGTAAACCCAAAACCGAACTCAAGAAATCCTGCAAAGCAGGAAGGAGACGAGGCAACGGAGACCGCCAACCTCGCCCCAGCAACTAACCGACGCAACCTACGCTTGGCCAGCAGTGATTTTCACTGCGGCCGAGCTATGATCCAAAGCACCACCAAAGCGAGCACGCACGGCGATGCCCTGCTTGTTCTGGCGAACCAAATCCCAGTCATCCGAAACAATCGTAGTTTCAATGCCCTGGCGGCGGTACATGCGATACCGATTCGCCGCGAACATGCCAGACTGAGAGTTCGTCAGCGACTCATTGATCGCATAACGGAAGCCGAACAGGGTATAGCTCAGTTCATTGAGGCCGAAAATTCGACGCTCATCAGACGAGGAATCGACCGGAATTCCGCGAGCACGGCTATAAGACGTCTCGGTGCCGAAGAAGGCCAGCCGCGAACCAGCACCCAAGCCAGCCTCTTGCTTGAACTCTTTCGGGATACCGAAGATCAAACCTTCGTAGTCGCCAATCTGCGGAGCAGCGAGAGCACCACTGCCAGGCGTCACGGTTGCCACACCCGAGGCATTCATGATGCCCTCCGGTTGAGTTGAACCGTCACCGGTCACGATGACGTTATCCATTTCTTGCAAGAATCGCTGGCCATAATTCCGCAAAATGAGTTGACCCACATTCAGCGGCGAATCAGCCAGGAAGTCCAGCCCGATTTCCATCGCGCCCGTGATCGGGTACACGTTGTTATCGAACGCCGAAATGAAGCTGTCGGTGTTGAACAAGCCAATCGCGGTGCCGGAGTTCGGACCCCACGACATGGTAGGATTACCGATTACGGCAGCCTCGATGCGCCGACGGCTCACGTTGATCAAGTTGACCAGCGGGAATAGTTCGCCATTGAGCAGCGGGGTTAGGATGGCCAGGTCATCAAACTCGATGGGCACGGCTTCCAGACCGCCGGAAGTCGAATCGTCCAACAGAGTCTTGACATGCAAGTCGTTGTGGGCCTTCTCGCCATCGAACTCGAAATCGGAATCGCCCCAGCCGCGAGTGTGTCGCTCGCTATCGCTGCGGTATCCGATCGGACCTACAAACTTGCACTCATTCGCGGTGTACGCGAGCAACTGCTGCTCATGCTCCGAAGGCTGCCAGTGTGGCTTGACGGCGATTCCCTTCGAGCGAAGCTGCTTTCGCATCAAGTGCTTGAACCACGCACCAGCTACGGCCATCTGACGATCAGTCTCCATATTCAGCGTACGACCAGCATCGCCATGCAATCGCAAAGCCTCGTTGCCGAACCGCTTCTGGTTGTACTCATTGGCCGACTTCGAGTAATACGCACCGGTCTTGGTGTCTTCGTATCGCTCCACAGCCGCCTTCATGCGAATATGAACCTCGTCAGTCGCGCCGCCCTGACCGGTTCCAGCTGGATTCTGGCCATGCTGACCCATGAGGGCCATCCCCTTCGAGGTGCCAGGCGAGGCAGCAGTAGCGGGATCGGCAACAGCGGCAGGATCAGTGGCACCGCCCATGCCGTGGGCTTTGGTTTCAGCCGGAGCAGTAACGGGGTCAGTGGCAGAGGCACCGTCACCGCCCTTGGCCGCGAAGCCAGCCAGCGACTTCTCGACGATGCGAGAAATCATACCTTCCAGGCGTTGCTCGCTCTCACTGGCGTCTTTCTTGGTCAGTTCGGCGAGCGTGGAGGCATCGAGGTCGCCGCTCATCAGCTTCTCGGTCACGAGGCTGCGGGCATCGTCGTCGCTCGCACTGTCGGCCATCTTGAAGTTGTCCGCCATGTGCTGGCGTAGCTTTTTGGTAATCACAAACATGGTCGCAAACTCCTGATATGTGTAATCGCCGCCGGAGCGACGATCGGGTCGTAAAATGATTTGTGTGCCGTTACTCGAAGTCACTAAGGCAGGCATCTAGCTCGGCCGCATCCCGCTGATTGCGGAGCATGACCGCCGTGTGTTCCACAGTCTGAATCGCGTCCATCGCATCGTCGAATTCAGCATCCATCGCCTTGACAGTGAACATTCGAGCCACGGCATCAAGCGTTTCGCCGCTGAATGCCTTCGAGGTAATGTCACCGATTCGCTTCTCAATAATTTGCTGCTTGATCTCTACTTCGGTAGGCTCGCCAGTGAATTTCGGCATGCCATCGTCGTCAGTCGACCACGACACGCGATAGCACTTTCGCTTGTCATCGGAATATCGTTCGACGCAGAGAATAGCCGTACTTTCAAACGTGGCGATCAAATAAACGTAGCGGTCGCCAGTGTCCACGGAGTACGCCATGAGATAAGCATCGGCCTTACGCTGTAGCTTCCGTTCGATCCACTCCCACGATCCTTCTAGCTCGCCAACGTTCATCATTTTTGTAATCAACGCCACGTCGCCCTTACGGACCAGCGAGCGAATTGACTTACCGCCCGCCTCAACGCCATCGGGGTTCGTCACTGCACCAGTCGCGGAACTGCCCGCATCGCCGACAATCGCACCGCATTCACTGCACGTGCCAGACGAATCGACCATGCCACCACACGCCGGACAACGCTTCTCGCCATTCTCGGCCACGCCAGACGACGCACTGCCTGGCCCTGCGCCCTCGCCGGTCTCGCCGCTGCGGGCAACGCCGGAGGTAACCTGATCGGTTCCGCTGCGGCTGGCTGTGGTCTGCGAACCCGTGCCGCCTCTCTCGCCCGTGTGCTGCACGTCGACAACCACATCGCCATTCGTGCGAACCGTGACCGCCTTCGACTCCACCTCGGCCAGCGAAACGAACTTTTTCGTGACGCGGTCGAACCATCGCTCGGCTTTGTCGTTGAACGAATACCGCTCAGGTGCAGCTACTTCTTTCGCCGCTTCCGACCCGCCGACGCCTTCGCCTTGCACGCTTTTGTCTTGGAGGTCGAACCCTTGTACGAACTTCGGCCTTTTTTCATAGATCCCTTGCGCATAATTCTTTACCAGTGGGTGGTGAAGTTTTTCGCGACTCAGCGCTGTGCAAAGTCCGTCGAATTGCTTCTCGTAAATGCGGTGAATGTCGCCATCTACGTTGGATGGGATCGAAACCACTGAGCCTTCCATCGTGGAACCACGCTTTATGTGCCAGCCGTTGACTCGACTCTGGCCATCGGCACCCTTGACGATCTCAATCGGCTCAAACTCCGAGGGCTTGAATCCGTGCGATTTCCGAAGAGCGCCGAACTTCACAAGCGTTGCCGCATCGCGGCCGAGCTCAGTATCAGCAATCGCAAACCTGTGGGTCGTGCTATGCTCGTCCTGCGACAGCACCTTGATATGCTTGCCGATCGGCTGCACTTGAATATGCTGCCAGAGCAGTGGCATCTTGGCGTCGAACTCCCAATCTTTGGGTTCCAGAATGTCGCCGTCTCGATCCTTGCGGCGAGAAATCAGGGTCGCGTCATACTCCAGCACCGCCCCGTTAGCGATGCCAGCGCCTTCGCTGATCGATTTCTCAGACAGGTCGACCGTCGAATCTTCGCCGCACCACACCAGCCGCTGCCCTGCTTCGGCGATTTCCTTCTTCCATGCATCGCCAGAGGCCAGATCAAAGACTTTCGTCGGGCACAAGCCATCGCCGCCCGCGAGGCATGGAGCAATGGCGTTAAGATACGCCGCTGCCGTGCCAATTCCGAACGCAGAACGGCCCGAGCCGATGGATTTCAGAATGTCGTCAATCGAGTAAGGCATGGTTGGTCTCGAAGCGTAAGGAGTTCTGCGGTAGCCGCCAGGCATTGGCGGCTACCGCGTTTCAGGCTAGTGGCAACCAGCGGTTATCGAACGCGAAGAGCCACGAGCTGGGCATCGCGAACGGTTACGTCGTTACCGGACCCATCGCCCGAAGCGATATAGCCTTCGATGTAATTCGTGCCGGCGTCTTTTTGGGCATCAGTAATCTCAACCAAGCCGATAACCGTTACCGACTGCGCAAGGTCGCTACCAGTGTGGTTTGTCTTGGCAGACAATCCGGTTGCCACGCCAGCGGCGTAGATTTCGGCATTGACCACACCGGCCGCGTCGCCGGAGGTTCCCGAGACGTCTTCAGACTCGACCGTCATTTGATAGCTGACGTGATAAACGCCAGGCTCGCAGATTAGTCGAGAGTTCGCGGCCGATTCCTGCACGGCCAAGCTGCCATGCGATCCGACGCCCATCGCGGCCCAGCCTTCGGTATGCTTCGCGGCAGTGCCCGGAGCGATCGAAGGAGCTGTATTATCAGAAATTTTTAGTCCACCGTAACCGAGCATGTCTTGATCTCCAGTAAGTGCCGCGTGGCAGGTATAAACGAAAAAAGGCCGGGCGGCGGCGGTTCATTTCTGAATCGCTACCGTCCGGCCTTCTCATAGAATGGTCCGAATTGAAGTTGGGTAAATTGTCGGCGACGTTCGCCGTTCAGTTTTTACTTGGCTTAGGTACAGTAAACCTTCGCCGTATGCTATTTGTCAAGTCGTAGGTCTTTATCAGACCCGCATCAAAGTCGACTTCCAGCATAATCTTGCCGTAGCTACCCGTCTGACGCATGTGGCCGATGACCCCGTGGAGTGCTTCACGCATTTCCTGCTCGCGGTCGTCGGGCGATTTGTCGGATGGTGTTCGCTCCGCCATTTCGTACAGTTTAGGGGATTGAGAAAATTTGTGTCAAAGTCATTTATTCGGACGGCGAGGCAGGATTGTCGAAATCAGGTTCTGCCAACGGCTCTGCGGCGGGCGATTCAGGCGTCAAGTCATCAACTGCACCCAGTACCACACCCAGCCCAGACGAGATTGCATCGGCGTCGATGCGAGGTGATTCCAGCACGCCAGTGCCGCCACCTGCCGACCATCGACCGGCTTCGTCGCGCGACTGATCTGATCTGTACTTCCGATACACGCCCTCAATCACCGCGTCATCCAAATCGGCCCGCTCAAGCTCGCGACCGACCGCAAGGCCCTTCCGGAACGCAGACAGTTCGGCATCGGAACGCTTCGCCGTACCCTGAGACTGCTGCGATTGCTTCGGGTTTTTCGGGTTCTCTGGTTCCACGCCCGGCGGCTTCTGCTCCGGCTGTGGGTCCGCCAGCAGTTCGTCGTCGTCGTCGCGGTCCTCTAAATCGACCTCGCCAGTGGTCACCCACCGCCGAAGCTCGCCCTTGGTCACCGCCTTGGCGGATATTGCGACGCTCATCCGCGCGGCCGACAAATCGGCATCGTGCGGTTTCGCTAGCTCGAGCCACGCAACCAGTCGTTCGGTCGGAGCAGCGAACCTCGGAGCCACGTCACGCGAAATGACCTCGGAAATCAACGTAATCGACGGATTCACCGTCAGGGACAACATCGACTCGTCGGCCACAAACGCCGACGCCCGGTTAGCGCCTTCGATCTCGCCCATCACAATCGGATTCGTGCCGATACCTTGCGTGATGCGGGCTTTTGATAGCCGAGAACCGCCTTCATAGTCCAGTTCAGCTGGCGAACGCATGTACGGCTCGACGCCTTCGATCAGCCCGTCGATGATAATCGGATCGCCGTTTTTGATCGCACCACGATAGCCGAGCTTGATAGCGTTGATTAGCTGCGTCCGCTGCTCCGGCGTCAGTACCGGCATCGGCCCTTGACCCGTCTGCCCGGGCGGCGGCGACATCCTGCCAGCACGCACGATCATGCCTGGCCGGATCGAGTTCTGCATCGACGCGGCCTGAGATTTCAGTATCTCTTCGTCGATATTCACTGCCTTCGCCTGGGCCTGCACAGGCGAAAACGGCTCCAGGGGATCCTCGGGGTTCGGGAACATGAAGTGCGCAATTTCGGAATTCAGCACCGGCGGCATTTCGTCGTCGGACATCTGCGGAATGCCGGGCGGTCGGATCCTCCACGCACTGAACGGTTCGGCGGCGGTGTGGACTGGCGTCGCCCAATGAGACGGAATGTACCACAGGTTGTAGACGCCTGCGCTGACCTCTTCAAACCACCACAGCGCACGCCCTGTGATTTGCAAAGAAGCAGCCGTAAGGTACTTGAGCGCCCACCCTGTCATCAGCGGGTTCGGATTTTCGATCAAATCCATGAGAACGTGCGACTCCAGGGGTTCCACGCCATCGCCTATCGCCTTGATAAAAGACGGGCACGCGGTCGGAGTCAATAATTTTTTCTGGAGCGATTTCACGCGAGGCAGGAAATTTTTAGTTCGCATCGCCATCGATTCAGCAGTGGCGTTCGCAGGCGCAGACCCCACATGGAACGGGCGGTCGGCGATCCGTACCGCAATCGGGCGAATCGCGGCATACACCCAGTCGTTGTACACCCGATATTGCCGCTGGGCGGAGTTTGTAGACGATGTATCAGAGAAAACGCCACCGTGGCCCGTACCACCGCCAGCAGCAGCAGCGAGCAACGACGTGCCAGATGAAGCCTTGCGAGCCAACGACCGGGCAGCAGAGCGACGGAAGCCAGCAGCCCGCTCAGCGGCGGATTTTGCAGCGAGTGCGTATGTCATCGGTCTCCTCGCGAGAAACCCCTGCCTTTAGGCATGGGGAGGGATAGCGGGTTGGTTGCCGGTCCTCGATGGGCCGTGTGAGCAACCGAACCGCCGAACTGATACGAATAGCCATCTGCACGATGTAGCACTTGACAGTTACGCCAACCGATACCTTGTGCCTTGCCTACGTTGAATGAACCGCTGGATCGCACGGCAACGCGACCGACGTGCGTACCCGCATTCTTGCCTTTCTTGACGATCGCCTTCACGATGTCTCCGGTTTTGAATCCGTGAACACGTGACGGCCCTTTCGGCTTCTGGCGAGGGAACCCGAACTTGTCTGGTCGTCGCATGATTCGGCACGTGTGGCCACCTGCTTTGATTAACAGCGGAGCATTCGTTTTGAGTTCGATTGACTCGACGTTTCCGACACATGCAGCATCAAGCCAATGTGTCTTTGGTAATCCGAGACGGCATCGGTTGAACTTTGTTCGTCCGCCGCTGCCCGTTTCAACAGGAAATCCAAACGACTTCAGTTCTTCGAGCAAACGCCAGCGGGTTGCATTGACCACAGCAGCATCCTTCAGTGGCTTATTCGCCAGCGATTGTACTTTCGGATGACCAAATTCTTCGGCTGTTTGTTTGCCTTTAGCTTGGTTGCATTCGTTACACGCCAGTGTCAGGTTACTGACTCTGTTCGACCCACCGCGTGCCTTCGGTATGATATGCTCAATTTCCAATGGTGTGTCCTGTTTACCACAGTAAACGCAAGTGCGGTTAAACTTCTCCAATAAGTATTCACGTACCTCATACCCAGCAAGTGACCCCTGCTGGTATTCGACACCGCTAATCTCGGCGTTCTGCATCTTCTGCATATCGAAGCGGACCAACTCCATTGCTATGCGGCTGACACCTGCGTACCGAATCAATCTGTCGCACCACGTTCGGATTGTATGCACTCGGTGCATCAGCGAAGGCGGTAGCCAACCTTTTGGCCGCGTCCGATTCAGGAATCGAGGCTTGCGGTATCTGGTGTTCCGATTGCGTCTACCACGGCGACACGCTGCCCGTTTCTCTAGGTTACTTTTGATCTTCTGGCCTCGATGCTCCAGTTCCGCAGCCCAGATGACTTTGGACTCCGTGACCAGCACCATCCCGGTTGTCCGCGAACCGGGGTCAACCTTGAACTGCATGTCTTCCGGCGACGGACCGGTCGTGACTCCCTCCGTACAGACGATCGTGAACGGATAACGACGGATGACCGCCGCTTGACCCGACGACAACATGCGACGCGCCACAGCCGGGTGAACCGGCTTGCAGGGTCGTCGTTCACTGTCGATTACAAAAACACAATTTGGCATTGGAAACTCGTAAAATTGTCTTCTCAGCTTTCGCTGGTAAAAAGTGGTCCTCGGCTCCGTTATCCAGCGGTTTGACGCTTACAACACTGTCGCGACCCCATCGCTTCTGTTTAATTGCAAGCCGCAGAGCAGTGGACTGGACCGGCCATCCACTGGTGCCTATTTCGCTAGTAACGTCTGAAAAAGTTGAATTCTCCTTTCTCTAATAGCCTGGTAAGCATTGGGACTTTTAAAAGCCCCCGGATTTATCCGTGGGGATACTTACCTATACGTCAGCCTCCTCGGTAAGATCAGCCACCCCACGCGAAAACTTAGCAACCTCAAACTGCACCCGCTCTCGCTCGCGCTGAATAATCATCGCCTGGAACGCCAGATCGTCTTGTAGTCGCTCGATCAACGCAAGATGCCTATCCTGCTCGTCGCGGTAATCCCGCACCTGACGGCGAAGAGTGCCAATCGCCACATTCTCGCTCCAGCGAAACGCAAATACGATCGGCCACGTTGCGGCAGCCACAGCCACCCGCCACAGCCACCGAACGACACGCCCAGCAATAACGCGAAACGGACGGCGACGCTTGAATCGTTGACTGAAATCCACAATGAACCTTGCCCCACACTGTACCTCGAAACTCGATGCTGCCGTTGTTCGGAACACGGACGACACCAACAGCATGCCAGAACGACAACGGAACGTCAAAACAGCGACGCCAACGCCGCTAATCCGATAGCGGCATCACCACGTAGCTACACCCGTCGTCGGTCATGAACAACGCGGCCGTTTTCGAGTTCTCGATCTCCAGCGTCACAACACGGTCAGAGTCGAGCACACGGAAGAAGTCGCTCACAAATCGATGATCTAACTCCAGCTTGATCATTTCGCCGTCGTAGCTGATCGGCAGTTCCACACGAGCCTCGCCCACATCGGCCGTGGTGCCCGACATGATCAGATTGCCATTCTCGAACGTAAACTCAATCCCGCGACTCTCCTGGCTGGTCACAACCGAAGCCTGCCGTAGGGCAGAAAATATCACACCAGCCTCAAATTCGATGCGAGGCATGTTGATCCGACGTGGCACCACGTCTCGCCACTTAGGAAACCGCCCTTCGAGCAAACGAGCCGTAATGGTCACCGACGGGGTCCGCACCATGACGTTATTGCCTCGGGCGGCAATGTCGATCTCGGTGTCGTTATCGGCCAGCGCCTTGTCGATCAGTTGCATCGACCTGGTCGGCACGATCGTCGACGACTCGCCCGTGTTATGACCACCCACCGCCACGGCAGGGACTTCCATTTTGGCGAGCCGACGACCATCGGTCCCCACAGCGATGATACTCTGCTCGCCCATTTCCAGCAGCACGCCACCCAGTGCGTAGCGGGTGCTTTCGACATCGGTGGCGAACAGCGTGCGGCGAATCACCTCCTTCAATAGTCGCGACGAGACCGAGTGATACTTCTCTTCCTCGAAACGGGCCACCGCTGGGAACTCGGCCGGATCGTGCGACGGCATATTGAAGCGGGAATGCTCACCCTTGATCTCAATCGAAGTCTCTTTCAGTTCGATCGTGAGTTGATCGTCGGTACTCTCCCGCAGAATCGAGTTGACCTGAACCGCAGGCAGCACCACGGAACCGGGCTGCTCGATCTGCACGCCCGAGGCCTCCACGCGAATGCCGACTTCCAGGTCGGTCGCCGTCAGCACGACACCCTGCTCGGTGGCTTCCAGCTTCACGTTCTGCAGAA